ACCACATCAAACCACCTAGGAGGTAACAACCACCCAAGTAATTCGCGTGATCCACAGTCACTTGCTGATGACCAATCTATCGTGGCATCTCTGCCCGTTATAGACGACCATTTCGCTCGCTGTCTGTGGATATCAGGTAAAACCTCAACATCAAGACCGACCTTCCTCATACGGTTATACATCATCTGCATAAGACCCTGCTGCAAAAACATATTGCATGTGGGCTCTACACAGATTAACCGCTTGATTTGGCTAGTCTTGTCGACTGTTGTTGCCCTCGAAGATTCAACGACTTCATACCACCCCGTTACAGGGTTCAAACAATTGAATTTCTCAATTGCCCGCCACATAGTTGTATCGTAGCGCAGGTATTGGTCGAATAGTCCTTTGGCCTCTTTAGTCGTCGTCATAGGAAAGGTGAATTTCCGCTCTGGTGAAGTGTCTTTGTATGACACCCCCAAGGTGGAGCCCCCCGAGTGTTTACACTCGTTGAACCATTCATCTACCCAAAACGTCCCTAACACCCAGTGCATTAAAGCACGTGCTCTCAAGTGGATTTTATCACTATATTGAGTTCCCGGTTGAATACGCATTTTGGGGTCTGGAAAATTGATTTTCTCCAGATTGCCCATATGCTCATTGACCTTGAAGAATTTCTCAAAAGTCAATGTTTCTAGCGGTGTGGTATCAAAGGCGTTTGGCACGAACTTCTTTCGAAGTTCGCTAGCCTGACGATTAAACCCGTAAAGGGTGAGGTCACTATCTAGCGCGTACACATGTTGTGCGCCAGTTAGATCGAGGTTTACTGCCCGATCAATTGCTGTTGCAATTGGATCGGGGTCAAAGAGCTGTTTTCGCTTTGACCGATGGTTTTTCTTCGACATTAGGAATATCTCCTGTTATGTTAGAAGCGAACTCGATTGTATCAACTTTCGTTGCACAATCAATCCAATACCCAGAGTCTGTAGGGTACTCATCCATGTAGCCGCATATCTCGTCCTCGAGCTTATCCGTGGCTGCAAAAGCAGTTAGAATAAAAACAAGAACGGCAATTACGACCTTAATGGCAAGTGCCCCCTCAGTAAACACCTGGGGTTAGTCCATCGACCCATCATTCCAAAAATTATCATAATCGGAATCATGGATTATCTGGGCAGCCAATACACGCAACGAAGCCTTCTCGGCATCCGTTGTTTCGGGATCCACGTTCATAGTGATCGTGAAACCGTTCATCGTATACTCACCATTGTCCAGAAGCAAAGGCTCCTGGATTCTGACGGAGTTACGAAGTTGTGTA